CTTAGATGGTTTTACAAACAAGTAAAAAAGAATCCTAACTTTAAAGTATAATGCCTAAGAGAATACCACGTAAGGTTAGACCAAGAGATAAGAAAGCACCTAAAGGTTACGACAGTGTTTGGGAATATAATCTTCATCAAGATTTTCTTAAAGACTGGAAACACCATTGGGATACAATTAGTTATGTCATACCTAAAACTTACGAAGCTGACTTTGTAAAAGAGTTTGACGATAGTGTCATACTCATAGAAGCAAAAGGTAGATTTTGGGATTATGCAGAGTACAGTAAGTACATCCACATTAGAGATGCTTTACCTGACAACTATGAGTTAGTGTTTGTTTTTCAAAAACCTTACTCACCAATGCCGGGTGCTAAAGTAAGACAAGATAAAACAAAACGAACACATGCTGAATGGGCTGAGACAAACGGCTTTAGATGGTTTAGCGAAGAAACATTACCGGAGGAATGGAAGAGTGAGCAGAAAGATTAATTATAAATTTAATGAAAATAAACTTATTCAAGAGCTTACAGATTATATTAATAATACTTATGGTGAACATTATGCATCAGATAAGTATCAAGCGACAGACGTTATCATTGATTCAGGACATGGTGAAGGTTTTGCGTTGGGTAATATAATGAAGTATGCTAAACGATATGGTAACAAAGACGGAAAGAACAGAAAAGACTTGATGAAAATACTACACTATGGTATAATCATGCTTCACGTTCACGACACGGAGAACACTTAATGGAAGACAAAGTTGGACCTAAAGAATATTTAGGAATTAAAATAAATTACGATAAAGAAAAACAACTGGACAAGTTTAGTCTCGATACTTTACAAGACAGATACTTTGACAAAGGAGAAACCCATGCCCAAGAAGCATTCGCAAGAGCCTCCGTCTTCGGAGCAACCTACAAAGGACTCACTGATTTTAAACTTGCTCAGAGACTTTATGAGTATAGCTCCAATTGTTGGTTTATGTTCAGCACTCCTATTCTTAGTAACGGAGGAACCAGTCGTGGGCTTCCTATCAGCTGCTTTCTTAATTATGTACCTGACAGTCGTCATGGCTTATCTGCTCACTATGATGAGAATATATGGTTGGCAAGTTCAGGTGGAGGTATTGGTGGGTACTGGGGAGATGTTCGTAGTAACGGGGTATCTACTACTCACGGTAGTAAATCTACTGGCTCTATCCCCTTTATGCACGTTGTAGATTCTCAGATGATTGCCTTCAATCAAGGCACTACAAGACGTGGTTCATATGCTGCTTACATGGATGTATGGCATCCGGAGATTGAAGAGTTTATCAACATGCGAAAAGAATCAGGTGGAGATATCCACAGAAAGAATCTTAATCTTCATAACGCTGTAAACATTAACAATGAATTTTTACAAGCTGTACAAGACGATGCAGACTGGAGATTGGTTGACCCTAAATCTAACACCGCTGTTAAAGTTGTCAATGCTAGAGATTTATGGTTTCAAATAATACAAGCAAGAGCAGAGACAGGCGAACCTTATATTGTTAATCTTGATAAATGTAATGAGGCTTTACCACAGAAACAAAAAGATTTAGGATTAGAAATTAAGCAAAGTAATTTATGTTCTGAGATTACACTACCAACTAACGAAGAGAGAACAGCAGTGTGTTGTTTATCTTCTGTAAACTTAGAACACTTTGACAAGTGGTCAAATAACGAACAGTTTATAGATGATTTAATAACTATGTTGGACAATGTATTGCAACACTTTATTGACAATGCTATTGATACCACACAACTAGGAGAATACAATGCAAACTTCAAAAGATTTATCAAGCATATCAAACAAGATAAAGAAGGCTTTACGAAAGCTGCTTACTCTGCTTACCGAGAAAGGTCAGTGGGTCTTGGAGCAATGGGATTCCACGCCTATCTACAAAAGAATAATATCCCTTTTGAAGGTATCTTCGCTACGGGGTTCAATCACCAAGCTTTTTCACATATTAAAGACAGAGCCATATCAGCTTCTCGTAGACTCGCTGAAGAACGTGGTGAGGCTCCTGACATTAGTGGTACTGGTCTTCGCAATGCTCACCTTTTGGCTGTTGCTCCTAACGCTTCTAGTAGTATCATTTGTGGTGGCACGTCTCCTTCGATTGAGCCATACCGTGCTAACGTTTATACGCACAAGACTCTCTCGGGGTCGTTCCAAGTCAAGAACAGATACTTAGAAAAGCTTCTTAAATCTAAAGGACTGAAAGCTGAAGAGCTTACCAAGCTTTGGAAAGACATTGCAGGTATGGATGGTTCTGTTCAACACTTAGATATTCTTACTGATGAAGAGAAGGAAGTATTTAAAACCGCTAATGAGATAAATCAAATATGGATTGTTGAACATGCGTTTAAACGCCAAGACTTTATATGTCAATCACAATCAGTTAATTTATTCTTTACACTTCCTAAAGCTACAGAGCCACAAGAAGTGCATGATGAATATATGCAGTATGTCAATGATGTTCATTGGTATGGTGCAAACAAACTAAAGTCTTTGTATTACTTTAGGTCTAATGCTGCACGTAATGCAGAGAACGTTAATATAAAAGTTCCACGTATCAAACTTGATGAAGTGGAATGTATTGCATGTGAGGGATAGTATGAACTGTTGGCACTGTAACACAAAATTAATTTGGGGTGGAGACCACGATATCGAAGAAGATGAAAACGCTTACCTCATTGAAACAAATCTAAGCTGCCCTAACTGCAATGCAGAGGTGTATGTTTATTTACCAAAGGAAGAGAAATGAGTCTATTAGGAACAAGAGAATATTACAAACCATTTGATGATGCATGGATGTTTGACTACTATGTATTACAAAACCAAATGCACTGGATGCCGGAGTCTGTACCGCTACATACAGATGTTAAAGACTGGCAGGAGCTATCCGATACTGAGAAGAATCTACTGACACAAATCTTTAGATTGTTTACTCAGTCTGATGTTGATGTTGGTTCAGGATACATAGACAGGTATATGAGAATATTTAAGAAGCCTGAAGCACGTATGATGATGGCATCGTTTGCTAACATGGAATCTATTCACCAACATGCCTACAGCTTATTGCTTGATACAGTCGGTATGCCGGAGATAGAGTACAAAGCTTTTGCAGAGTATGAAGAGATGTCTGACAAGCACGAATACATTAGCGATATCAAGACAACTATGAAGGACAAGAGAAGCATTGCAAAAACTTTAGCAGTCTATTCAGCTTTTACTGAGGGCTTACAGTTGTTCTCAAGCTTTGCAATCTTATTAAACTTTCCACGCTTTGGACGTATGAAAGGTATGGGTCAGATTGTTACCTATTCTATTCGTGATGAATCTATGCACGTGGAAGCAATGACCAAACTGTTTAGACAGTTCATCAAAGAGAACATAGATATATGGACAGATGATTTCAAAAAAGAAATCTACGAGATATGCAGAGAGATGGTTAAGCTTGAAGATAAGTTCCTTGACTTAGTATTTGCGATGGGTGACATACAAGGATTAACCAAGAAAGATATGTACGCTTACAATAGATACATAGCTGACAGAAGATTATTACAGTTAGGATTAAAAACTAACTACGACCAAAGAGAGAATCCTCTTGGTTGGATAGATGAAGTCATGGGTGTGGAGCATCAAAACTTCTTTGAGGGAAGGGCAACTTCTTATATGAAAGCTGGTCTACGTGGTAGACAAGATAAAGTGTTGTTTTTTGATACAAGCGGAGAAGAATAATGATTAACAATAAAGAAGCCAACTTGGTAAGCTTCAAAGTCTTATTAACGAGAGACAATAAAATCGTTACAGAGTTCAGTATGCTACCCGAGAATGAGGTAGATAATATATTTGATATAGATGAAAGAGACTTGATAAAGGCTGTACTACGTTCAGGTAAGTACAAGATGTCAGGTCTACACGATTATTTTAGAAGGGAGTTACAAGCTTTAAAGTTGGGGTAGCGTTTAAACTACCCCCCAACCTTTACTTAGATATCTTAATCTTTATAGGCTTTTTCTCTTCAGGAATAACTCTTTCCATTTCTACAGAAAGTAATCCATTCTTTAGAGTTGCCTTTTTGATTTCAATATCATCAGCTAGATTAAAACTTCTTTTGAAAGAACGTTGAGCTAGTCCTTGATGAACTAAGTTCTCACGTGTCTCTTCTGTTTTATCATAAGAGATTGTCAAGGTTCTTTCTTCAAGAACAATATCAATGTCCTTGTCAGTAAGTCCTGCCATAGCCATTTCAATTGTGTAGTTTTCTCCATCCTTAATAAGATTGTAGGGTGGATATTGTGGAACTGATTTACCACGAGATTGTGTCTTTAACATCTCATTAAAGAGTCTGTCAAATCCCACATAGGTTGGTGTGAATAGACCATTAAGGTCCAATATATTTCTGCTCATAATATACTCCTTTTAATAAGCAAGTTTATAATAGCCTTAGAACGCCCATAGAGCCTTTCTAAGGAGTTATTGTTAGTCTCTTCTTACGTCCTTCTTCCCATCAGAACGAGCTATTCTAGCAACGTCTGGTGGAAGCTTTAACGCAGTCCTTACTAACGTGTCGATACGTATCATATCATTATCCATTTGCCTTATCCTATCGATCAAGGAAACGATCATGGCATGTTGCGTATCTAATTTCTTATGTATGTCCGAAATTAAACTTTTAAAGAGTGTCCATACTAAATAACCTAGACCAATTGCAGCAGCTGCCGGTATGCCTATGGTTTCTATAGCACTGATAAACTCTTTCACTACTCATCTTTATCAGGAGTATTAGAAGCACCAAAGTAAAAAGATATTACAGCACTTGCCAAGCCTCCTAAATAACCCAACACTAAAGACACGATAGTATCTGAAGTACTGTCAGGCGGTTGTAAAGTTACTAAGAATATGTAACCAAAGAACCCTGTTAGTGTAACGGTTCCTAATATTCTAGGTGTCCAATCCTTGCTAAACTTCTTTCTAGCATCTTGTTTATCGTCCACCTCTAATTCAAATACGTCAACCTCTAGCTCTTTCATCTGAACTTTAAAATCGTTCTCAGCCATTTTAAGTTCAGCCATCTGCTCAGCTGTCAGGTTGTTCATTGCTTGTTCTAAAGACTTAGGGTTGTTTGGTACGCCTAAGATAGAACTTAATATCTGCCCAGCTTGTCCACCTATTGGACCGCCCAAAGCTGCACCAAGTGTAGGTGCCAAGCTTCCTAAAATATTTTTTAATTTACTCATTATAATTCCTCTTGTGTTATGGTACCTTCCAATAAATCATTGACCGCATCTAATAAAAAATCAGGAACATCATCTGCTAATGGATTGTCTTCACTGTATGCAACCATGAATGCCTCTACTAAAGTTTCATACACAGGTCTAAACTCTTCACGCTTTATCCATGCTAGTCCAGACTTTGTACGGGCTTTACAATCTATTCGATATGCCACGTCCATTTGTTTCTCTGTGTATAATAACATTAGACTTGTTCCAGTACCATAGCTTGTAGCTCTTTACTACGTCTGCCCACTTGTTTAAACCATCTGCTGTCTTCCATTTGTCTAGCCATTTCTTCCCAGTCATGGTTCTGACAAGCTGCTATCGTGTTACGAAACTTTGAAAGCCTTGAACCGCCTAGATTAAAACACATATTAACTACGACTCTTTGGATAGGCTCCGGTAAGTTTTGAAACACATGGTCGCCACCGATAACGTGGATAGCTTCCATGTAATGCTTGTCAAAGTCTTCATCAAAGTACATATCAACTACTTCTTGACTGACAGGTGTACCAACTTCCCAAGTGTACTCAGGGTCGCTAGGCTGACAGAGATGTCCAACACCAAGAGTTTTATAGCCTAGACTATCTTCATAGATTGCCAAGACTTCACCTTCGTGTCGCTTAATTTCAGCTTTACAGAGTTCCCTGTTCATTTCCAAATCCCAATCTATCCATCTGCTCTTGGTAAGGTTCCCCAGTGAATGGGTCAACTCTCTCGGCAGGATTTTTTTTTGTAAATGGTACGTCTGGTCCTTCTACTAGACCGCCTGTTGCTTTTTGTAATCTATACCCACCATTTCTAATTTTAACAGCTTCAAGTTCTTCATCAACTTCTTTGTCTAATTTTACTAATGGAAGACTTGATAACTTAGAATATAGTTTATCATACTCATTTATAAAGGTATTAA